TGGCTCGATATGGTTCTATAGAAGAAACCCGCCCGTCCGATTGGGGGCAAAGAGAAAAGCACCCAGCTTATTTAAGTTGGTGCGGATTAAAGCGGTATTTTAAAAAACATATTCCAAAAGAATGGGATGATTTTTGGAATTTTATTAAGGACGTTCCAGAGCGACCAGAGCGTGGTTCTTGCCATCGCCCAGATCCATCAAAACCATTTTCCAAAGACAATTTTTATTGGAAAGTACCACGTCTTTCAAAAGAATTAAGGCACGATCGCGCTGCTTATATGCGCGAATGGCATCGACAAGCTCGTGCGGCTGATCCTGATTATGGGAAAAACGCTTACATGAAACGAGCCTATAAGGTTGATTTAGATTGGTTTAACCGTCAATTTGACCTGCAAAAAGGTGTATGTGACATTTGTGGTGAGCCTGAAACAGCCACAATTAAAGGAAAACCAATCTCCCTTGCCGTAGATCATTGCCATGATACTGGCCTTGTCCGTGGGCTTTTATGCCAAGCTTGCAACCGTGGCATAGGCTTTATGAAACACAAAGAAACCATCCTCCAATCCGCCATTGATTACCTGAAAAAGCATGATGGTGGGGCTAGTATTTCCCCTTAAAATGATGCAGAATAACTAAATCTGAAACGGTCAAGCTTTTCAAGGAGAAGACCAATGGGACAACAAGTAGATGATTTCTGGATGGGCAATGCAACTGGCCCACAGACCGCTGGATGGGCTAATGGTGGCAATCCGGGCGTAATTGGCCGTGGCGTAGGTCCACTTGGCCGCGTTTATATTTACGATATCGTTCCAGCTGCACTCTCAGCAACCGCAGTTTGCGCTGCACAGGCTGTGGCAGCTGCTGGTAACGCAACGATCAATGGCGCTTCGGCCACGGCTGGTGTAGCAACATTTGATTATGCTCGCGCTTTCTCGATTGTTACGTCGAACGCTGGCAACACGACGCAGACGGTAACGATCACGGGTACTGACTATTATGGTCAGCCTCAGACCCAACAGCTTACTTGCAATGGTGTAACGGCTGTAGTCAGCACCAAGACTTTTAAGACGATTACTCAGGTTGCTGTTTCGGCTGCAATCACGGGTACGCTTTCGGTCGGCAGTGCTGATGTGTTCGGTCTTCCATACGCAGTCACAAACGCTGGTTACCTGCTCCGCACAGGCTGGGATAATGTCGTATCTGACAATGCTGGTACGTTCGTTGCAGCCGATGCAACCACGCCATCCGCAACCACGGGCGACGTTCGTGGTACTTATGCTCAGTCTGGCAACGCAGCAAACGGAACCCGCCGCCTCGTTATTGCCATTGGCATGACGGCTATTCAGGCTGGTCCAAATGCTACCCAGATCGGCGCAATCGGTGTCACTCCGGCTTAATTGAGTTGGGGGAGCTTAGTCTCCCCCTTCCTTCACATGGAGAACACTAATGGCTAACGTAGTCACATCGCAGACGATCCTTGATGGTGATCGCCTTGCTATTTTCAAATTTACCAACATTTCCGACGGCACCGCTGAAACTGGCGTTGTAAAGGTCACTGCCTCGTCTCTAAACAAGAATCAGTTTGGTGACGCTTGCAATGGTTTGATCCTCAATAAAGTGTGGCACTCGACACACGGCATGGAAGTTGAAATCCTTTGGGAAGCCTCAACCAACCAACTTGCTTGGATCTTTCCTCCAAACACAACGTACTGGCAAGATTTTTCTAGCTTTGGTGGCATCCAAAACAATGCTGGCGCTGGGAAAACAGGCAATATTGCGTTTACGACATTGGATGCAAGCGCAGGTGACGTGTACACCATAATTCTTGAGTGCATCAAAACCTATGTAAACCCAATTCCAGCCGCTGTTTGAGGTGGATAATGGCTAAGACTCCAGCGTGGCAACGGTCTGAAGGCAAAAACCCTAAAGGTGGCTTAAATGCCAAGGGTCGAGCCTCGCTGAAGGCAGAAGGCCACAATATTAAGGCTCCTGTAAAATCCGGTGATAACCCACGACGGGCCAGTTTCTTGGCTCGCATGGGCAATATGGCTGGTCCAGAGCATGATGCAAAAGGCAAGCCTACACGTTTACTGCTCTCTCTTAATGCTTGGGGAGCCTCGAGCAAAGCAGATGCAAAGGCTAAGGCCAAAGCAATCTCTAGCCGGAACAAAGGCAAATAATATGGCAAAACCATTTTGGGAAACCGAGAATCCTAAGAAGAAAAGCACAAAGCTAACTGCCTCGCAGAAGGCTTCAGCAAAGGCCAGAGCAAAGAAGGCTGGCCGTTTTTATCCAAATTTGGTCGATAACGCAGCTGCTGCGAGGAAAAAGAAATGAAAGACTTTAAGCACACCCACAAAATGCACCACGGCCACCACCCTGTATTTGGTAGTGGCGCACGTCCAGCCATGCAATCAGCTGGTATGCCCCCAATGATGCCTCCGGGCGGCATGAGCGGAATCCAGAGCGCTGGTGAAGATATGGCTTCTTCTGCACCCGGCGGTATGTCTGGTGGCGCTCCATCAAGCATGGGCGATGGTGGCGCAGACGCTGGAAGCTCCGGTGCTGGCTTTAAAAAAGGCGGTATGGCCAAGGGCGGTAACTGTATCAAGGGAGCTATCAAGCATCCGGGTGCGTTGCATCGTCAACTTGGTGTTCCAGCTGGTGAAAAGATTCCAGCCAAGAAGCTCGAGAAAGCTACGCACAGCTCCAATCCAACGCTGGCAAAACGCGCTCGGCTGGCTCAGACGCTCAAAGGATTTAAGAAATGACCATTAAATACGGCGAATTTGAGTTTAAATCTGAACACGGTTACACCGGATCGACGGGCAAAAAGGCCGTAAAGGGCTATATGCGCGGCGGTGCGACGAAAATGGCTCAGAATGTTGAGTTGGCCAAATCCAAAGCAGCAACCGCCTTCGCCAAGTCCAAGCCAGCATCTAAATTCAAAACGGGTGGCAAGGTTCGCCATTACGCTGAAGGCTCTGATGGTGGTGTTCAGGCCGATAGCCCAACCATTGAGAGCATCATCGAAGATACGAAGGATATGCCGATCCCCAAGGATACGCGCAAATACGCTCCTTTGCCTACGATGACGCCATCAGAAGCAGCTCGTCTTAAAGATTATCAGGCACAAGAAGCAGCAAAGCGTCGGTATGAAGCTGAGACTGAAGATATGCGTGAAAATCCAATGAACAAGAAGAAGGGTGGCAATGTAAAGCTGGCTCGTGGCGGCGCTCCTACGGTCGCAGTCCGCGCTGCTCCAGCTTACAAAACTCCCAAGATGCCATCAGTACCAGCTGCGATGGCAACACCCATGTCTCCTCGCCCAAAAGCTCCTCCATCCTTGGCAAATATCGCAATGTCGCGTAATCCTCAGATGTTGAAGATGGGCGGAAGGTCTAAAAAGAAATGACAACCAGCGGTACGGTTTCGGCCACGGTATTTAATACTAACAACATTCTGGACCAAGCGTTCAGAAGGTGCAAAGTACCGCCTGAAACCGTAACGTCGGAAATGCAGCAGACGGCTCTCGATAGTCTGTACCTGCTTATTTCCGCCTTGTGCAACCAAGGCATCCAGCTTTGGACTGTTGAGAAGACCATTCTCCCATTCTACCTTGGCAATACCGATGTCGTTATGCCAATCGGAACGGTTGATCTTCTCAACAGCAATTATCGCACAATCAATCAATACACAGGATCGATCTCGTCCAGCAGCGGCTCACCCAGCCTAGCTGATGATAGCGATTTAACGACAGCTTGTATCCAGACTGCGCCAAACGGTTGGATTATTCAGAACCTTTTGCAGCCGACGCTGATTACGACCCTTGGCGTCAATATGTATGCAGCTGGGACTTACAATCTTAAAATTGAATATTCCAACGATACCCTTAGCTGGACTACGGTGGTTAACCCGGGTGCAGTGGTTTATGCTCAAAATGAGTGGAACTGGTACGATATTAACCCAACCATCACCGCTCAGTATTGGCGGTTATCGGAAACAGGCGGTGCCACACTAAGTGTTGCAGAATTTGTAACGGCTGGTAACCCAACCGAAATTCCTATCGCACGTCTTAATCAGGATGATTACACAAACCTTCCAAACAAGACGTTTCAGGGCCGTCCATTACAGTTTTGGCTCGACCGTAAGCTCGCAGCTCCAGTAGCGCACGTCTGGCCAGCACCAAATGAAGCAGCTCAATTTGCTCAGTTTGTTACTTGGCGCCAACGTCACATTATGGATGTTGGCTCTTTGACGGAAACCATCGAGCTTCCGCAGCGCTGGGTAGATGCAATTACTTGGGAATTGGCAAGCCGCCTCTGCTTCGAAATTAAGGAAGTGGATATAGCTATGGCTGATAGGATTGCTCCTCGCGCAGCCCAAGCTATGAATTTTGCCTTCATGGAAGAACGAGACAATTCGCCATTTATGATGGCCCCCAATATCTCGATGTACACGAGGTAAGCATGGCCATTTGGCTTGACACCACTGGCAGGGGTACTCTTGGCATCGGGATTTGCGACCGCTGCCGGAGAAAAATGTCTATTGAAGACTTATATCCCGATATGAACTCACCGGGACTTCGTGTATGCTTAGAAGATAGGGACCAGCTCGATCCTTATCGTTTACCAGCTCGGCAACCTGAACGGATTACTCTTCCGTTTGTTCGTCCAGATGTTCCGATTGGTACTTCGCCGAAAGGGTTGGTTACGGAAGACGACAATAACTTTATCGTCACACAGAATAATGAAGATTACATATTGCCATGACCGTACCTTCAAATCTCGTCCCAATCTCAATTTCTGGCTTACCAACACCTCCTACGCCAGTCGTAGGTACAGATTTGGTTATGATTGTCCAAAATGGGACATCGTATCGCACAACCATTTCTGATTTTGTTGGTTCGGTCGCAACGCCCAACACCACAAAAATTATTGCTGGCACAGGCCTTATTGGTGGTGGAAATCTTGGGTCAAATGTTACGCTTGCCATCGGCAATACGGGCGTAAGCAGCGGGACATACGGTTCATCGACTCAGGTTCCTGTCCTGACAATTAATGCTCAGGGGCAGGTAACAAATGTCAGCTCAACCACGTTTTCTGTTCCATTTAGTGGAATCACCGGAAAACCTACGACGCTGGCTGGCTACGGAATTACGGATGCCCAACCTTTAAGCAATAACCTGACTGGCCTTGCTGGGCTTGGAACGTCTGGCCTGATTGTTAATCAGACAGGCGGATCATACGTTTCTCGGTCCATTGCTGCTGGCGCTAGTTTGACGGTGACCAATGGTGACGGAGTAAGCGGCAATCCAACGATTGCAATGCCAAACCAGTCTGTTACTCCCGGCACCTATGGATCACCGTCTGCAATTCCTGTTATTACGGTCGATCAACAAGGCCGTATTGCAACCATTGGCACCATATCAAGCCTTACTGGTGGCACAGTAACTCAAATTAATACAGGAACCGGATTAACTGGTGGCCCAATTACCGTTTCTGGAACGGTTAGCATCGACGTTACAGGGGTAACGGCTTCTTCGTATGGGTCAGCTTCGGCTGTCCCGATTTTTACGGTTAACGCCCAAGGCCAGCTAACTGTTGCATCTAATACGCCAATCTCTATCCCATCCTCTGCAATCAATACTGCCATCCCAAATGCCAGCTTAGCCAACAGCAGCATTACGATTAATGGCAATTCTGTAAGCCTTGGCGGGTCAACCACGGTCACGGCAAGCACAACCGGAACCTTGACGCTTGGCACCGGACTGTCTGGTACATCGTTCAACGGCTCAACCAATGTCACGGCAGCAATCGCCAACACGACGGTGACAGCTGGGATTTATGGCTCATCCACGGCAATTCCGACATTCACAGTCAATGCTCAAGGCCAATTAACTGTCGCATCAACGGCGGTTGTTATTGCTCCAGCTGGTACGCTTTCCGGTACAACATTAAATTCTACTGTCGTTTCTTCGTCCTTAACCAGCGTAGGAACGATTGGTACTGGTGTTTGGCAAGGTTCGACCATTGCAGTTGCGTATGGTGGCACAGGCGTTACGACATCGACGGGTTCAGGATCAAATGTCCTTTCAAACTCGCCAACGCTTGTAACTCCTATTCTTGGGACACCAACATCGGTTACGCTTACCAATGCAACGGGATTACCTTTAACCACGGGCGTCACCGGAACACTTCCAATCGCCAATGGCGGAACAGGCATTACGTCATTTGGGACTGGCGTTCAAACAGCTTTGGGCCAAGCCGTCACTGGCTCGGGAGGCATTGCCCTATCAACTTCGCCAACATTTGTTACCCCCACACTGGGTGCAGCATCTGCTACTAGCGTAGCAATGACGACTGGTACAATTAGTACTACGCCATCGGGCGGAACAGATATTGTCAATAAAAGCTACGTTGACTCGGTTGTGTCAGGCAACAATTACCATGCTGCCTGTAACTATGCGACGACTGCTGACCTTGGTTCTGTCACATATAATAACGGTACTTCTGGCGTCGGTGCCACGATTACCAAAACGTCTCCATTTGCCACATTATCAATTGATGGTGCCAATCCATCAGTTGGTCAGCGTATCCTTGTTAAGAATGAAACAAGTGGCCAGTACAATGGTATTTACACGGTTACGAGTGTCGGTTCTGGAGCTGCTGGCTGGGTTCTTACCCGCGCAACGGATTATAATACTACCGGAACTGGCGCCAACCAAATTGCTCCGGGCGACACGACGTTCATTATCAGTGGGACAGCCAATGCTAACACGCAATGGACCCAGACGACTGATCTGCCAATTACGATTGGTACAACTCCAATTGTATTTGTCCAAATTGGAGCAAGCACAAACTATTCAGCTGGAACGGGCCTTACCCTTGCTGGCACAACCTTTAGCATTACCAATACGACGGTAACAGCATCTTCTTATGGCTCATCGACAGCTATTCCAACCTTTACGGTAAACGCCCAAGGCCAACTTACCCTTGCCTCGACCGCAGCCGTCATTGCCCCAGCTGGAACCTTAACAGGAACCACATTGGCATCAAACGTGGTTTCTTCGTCACTCACTAGCGTTGGGACGATTGGGACTGGAACTTGGCAGGGTACGGCGATTGGCGCGACTTATGGTGGAACAGGCCAGACGTCGTATACGATTGGTGATCTTTTATATGCGTCATCGACCACGGCGCTATCAAAACTTACTGACGTCGCTACCGGATCGGTTCTTGTCTCGGGCGGCATTGGTGTTGCCCCATCTTATTCGTCATCCCCAACCCTTAGCGGGACGACGACATCTGCTTACTTTATTGCAAATGGCTCTATTTCTGGATCAACTTCGGCTGGAGCGGTTTCATATGGATCGTTGGCATTTAGCGACAACAATATAGTTGCGTCGTTCTCGTCAACGGTAAATAGCTATAACCAGATGGTGCTTCAGAACACCAGCACTGGCTCAGCTGCATCGACGAATTTTATCGTGGCGAATGGCAGTGGTACGTCTACGGCGTTCTACGGTGAATTTGGTATGAACTCGTCAGGGTTTACTGGTTCTGGTTCGCTCAACCTTCCAAATGCCGTTTACCTTGATGCCACATCTGGTGATCTGGTTTTAGGGACCACGACATCAAACGCAGTCCATTTTGTTGTTAACAGCGGCACCACCGATGCTATGACAATTTCGGCGGCTGGCACAACGACAATTGCCACCCTGAATTTGACCAATGCTTTGGGGCCAACCTATGGTGGTACGGGACAGACATCCTACGCAACTGGTGACTTGCTTTACGCCTCTGCCACCAATACGCTTTCCAAACTAACGGCAGGGACAAATGGTTATGTCTTAACCCTTTCTGGCGGCGTTCCAAC